TTAGATATCCATTCCCTTTGCAATTGAAACATATCATGTTCTTCTCCTTTCTCATCTATAATGATGGTGCCAACGTTAAGAATAGTCATAACGTATAGATCACCGTATCTCTTTCTTAATATATTTTCCACCCTACGGTATCTGTGTTGAACCAATAAGTGCTCCTTGGTCCGTGGATCACGTTGCACTTTTGGTCGTAAACGAAAAAACTCATCTGTTAAACGCTGTATCAAACTAAGTTTCTTTTTCATTTATCTTTCTCTTCTTTGCTTCTTGCTTTACTAAATGTGTTATCTCCATTCCTGCAGACCGATCATCCAGGGCAGCAAGTTTCTTTAATATTTTATACGTCTCAATGGCCACTGCCACCGACTTGAACTTCTTGATATCCATCCTCATCCTCTGGTTTATCATCGTACTTGTGATTCAATAGCTCGACATCACCAAGATCAATTGATGGTTGACTTGTTGAGTGGGCCACGGGCGGTGTAAACTTACGCCCACAATTTTTAGCGAGTTGCGTCCATGTCTCAGCATATTCTTGGTAGTGCTTCATCATAGGTTCATCGTTAATCATACGTGAATCATTAGCACGCATTAAATTAATCTTGGCCCTAGCTAGTCTAGTACCAAGCTTGAAGCCTTCTTTAAATACAGCTTCGTAATCTTTTTTTAGTACAGTCATTTCTTTCTCCTTCTTGTGAGTAGGGGGATTCTTTGACTACCCCCAACCTTTTCCCGACAAATCAAACCTTATGAGTTTAACTAGTACTTCAGAACCACCCTCGGACCCTTCAGACATTTGTCCATATCTTTCCTCAAGTGTGCCTTAC